AGACAAGCGTGCCGGACACCGCATTGCCGGTTGATGCGTTCAAGGGCCATCTGCGGCTGGGGAGCGGATTTGGCACCGACAGCTTGCAAGATGAGGTATTGGTCAGCTTTCTGCGCGCCGCCTTGGCCGCGATTGAAGTGCGCACGGGCAAGGTGCTGATGCGGCGTGGATTTACGTGGTCGCTGAACGCATGGCGCGACCCCGCAGGACAAGTACTGCCGTTTGCCCCTGTGCATGCCGTAAGCAGCGTCACGTTGATGGCGAGAGGTGGAGGCGAGACGGCCATTGCGCCGGAACGCTATTGGCTGGAGCAGGACGCGCAGCGCCCGGTTCTGCGCCCGGCTGAAGCCGCTTTGCCAGCGATCCCCACGGGTGGGTCTGTATCGATTGTAATGGACGCGGGCTTTGGCGCGACATGGGATCAGGTTCCGCCCGATTTGCGGCAGGCGGTGTTTCTGCTGGCCGCCCATTATTACGAATTCCGCAACGAAACCAGCCTGAGCGAAGGGTGCATGCCGTTTGGCGTCAGCAGTCTGATCGAGCGGTACAAGACCATGCGCCTTGGGTTCGGGGCAGGCAAATGAAGCCGTTGCATTTGAACCGCCGACTGGTGCTTGAGGCCCCCACGCGAGAGAGCGATGGGGCGGGGGGATACCGTGTGGTCTGGACACCCTTGGGGGAGTTATGGGCAGAGGTTAAGGCACGTAGCGGGCGCGAAGTAAGCCAAGCCGGGGTGCCGGTGAGCCGCATGGGATACGCGATTTGCGTACGGGCGGCACCGATGGGCAGCGTCGAGCGGCCCCAGGCCCAGCAACGGTTTCGCGATGGCGCGCGGGTCTACAGCATTGAAACAGTGGCGGAGCGTGACCCGCAAGGGCGCTACCTGCTTTGCCTCACTCAAGAGGAGCTGATCGTATGAGCTATGCCATGTCAGGGCCATTGCAGCAGGCCGTGTTCGCTGCGCTTTCCGCCGACACGGCTTTGACCGAACTGGTGGGGACCGCGATCTTTGATGCGGGACCCGTGGGGGATGTGCCGCCGCTATATGTACGCTTGGGCGATGAAGACGTGCGCGATGCGTCGGACGGCAGCGGTGGAGGGGCATTGCATCAGTTTGGCATTGCCATCGTCAGCGCAGCGCCCGGGTTTGCGGATGCCAAACAGGTTGCGGGCGCAATCAGTGACGTCTTGCACGACGCCGATCTTGCGCTGAGCAAGGGGCATTTGGTGAGCCTGCAATTCGCCCGTGCCACCGCCAAATACGTCGCCGCGGCGCAAGTTCGCCAGATCGACATGCAGTTTCGCGCACGGGTGCAGGACACCTAAGGCGCACACCGACATTCATTTTCAAGGAGAACCGACATGACAATTCAAGCGGGTAAGGACCTTTTGGTCAAAGTGGACATGACAAGCGACGGTCAATTCGAAACCATCGCCGGCCTGCGGGCCACGCGCATCAGTTTCAATGCGGAGCCGGTCGAGGTCACGTCACTAGACAGCAATGGCGGGTGGCGCGAATTGCTGGCCGGTGCCGGTGTGCGGTCGGCGGCGATCAGCGGGTCGGGTGTATTTCGTGATGCCGGCACGGACGAGCGTGCACGTCAATTGTTTTTCGACGGGCTGACGCCGGACTTTCAGATTGTCATCCCCAGCTTTGGCATTATCGAAGGCCCGTTTCAGGTCGCTGCGATTGAATATGGCGGGTCGCTGAATGGCGAGGCGACCTATGAGCTGAGCATGCAGTCGGCGGGGGAGCTGGTCTTTACGCCGGATGTGGTCGTTGACCCGGGGACCGGGGCCTAGGCGCATGGCAAATCCGTGGAGGGGTGATGTGGCGCTGGTCGTCGACGGGCAACGCCATGTGGCGCGCCTGACATTGGGTGCCTTGGCCGAGCTGGAGGAGGCGCTGGAAGAGCCTTCCTTGATGGCGCTGGTCGAGCGGTTCGAGAGCAATCGTCTCTCAAGTCGTGACGTCTTGCGGTTGTTGGTTGCTGGCCTGCGCGGCGGCGGGGTTGAGACGTCGGAAGACGCCCTAGGACAGGCACAAATCGACGGTGGCCCCATGGGGGCTGCCAAAGCCGCCGCCGAGCTGTTGGCACGCGCGTTTGTGGTGCCTGCATGACCACGCAAAATGGTCTTGATTGGCCCGCGATGATGCGTGCGGGGCTTAAGGGGTTGGGGCTGACACCTGCAGATTTCTGGGCGCTGACCCCAGCTGAGCTACAGCTGATGCTGGGCACGGCGGGGGCGCAAGCACCGTTACTAAGCGATGGATTGTCGGCGTTGATGGCCGCCTATCCCGACACATCGGAAGGGAGCAAGAAATGACAGAGAATGGTTTTGATGGCCTTGAGGGCGGGGCCGAGCGGTTGAACGGCACCTTGGCGGAGACCAGCAGTTTGGTGTCTGGCTTTGACAGTGAACTGCGCCGGATGCGCACGGCGATTGCCGGCACCGGCAGGGATGTGGCGACCTTGGAAAAGGGGCTGAGCAAGGGCCTACGCCGCGCCTTTGACGGGGTCGCGTTTGACGGGATGAAGCTGTCGGATGCGCTGTCGACCGTCGCGCGGTCCATGGTCAACACGACCTATAATGCGGCGATTAAGCCGGTTTCCGATCACGTGGGGGGCATGATCAGCCAGAGCGTCGGGTCGCTGGTGCAAGGCATCCTGCCCTTTGCCAATGGCGCGCCGTTTTCCCAAGGCAAGGTTATGCCTTTTGCCCAAGGTGGCATCGTCAGCAGCGCGACCGCTTTCGGGATGCGCGGTGGCATGGGTGTGATGGGCGAGGCGGGGCCAGAGGCGATTATGCCACTGGCGCGCGGCCCTGACGGCAAGTTGGGGGTTAAAGGCGGCGGCGGGGGCGGCACGACCGTTGTCATGAATATCACGACCCCGGATGTGCAGGGGTTCCAGCGCAGCCAAAGCCAGATCGCAACACAGATGTCGCGGGCGCTGAGCACTGGCAACCGCAACCGGTAAAGGAGCGCCGATATGAATTTCCATGATGTTCAATTTCCGCCATCCCTCAGCTTTGGGTCCGTTGGTGGCCCGCAGCGGCGCACGGATGTTGTCACGCTGGCGAACGGGTTCGAGGAACGCAACACGCCGTGGGCGCATTCGCGCAGGGTGTATGACGCGGGCCTTGGCATGCGGTCGCTTGACGACGTTCAGGCGCTTACCGCGTTTTTCGAGGCGCGGTTTGGCCAGATGTACGGCTTTCGCTGGAAGGATTGGTCGGACTTCAGATCGTGCCGGTCGGCCCTTGGGGTGGCGTTTGACGATCAGGTTCTTGGCTTTGGCGACGGGGTTCGGACGGATTTCCAGCTGGTCAAAATCTATAAGTCCGGCGATCACAGCTATCTGCGGCCCATCGCCAAGCCGGTTCAGGGCACGGTGCGTGTGGGGATCGAGCAGGACGAGCTGCAAGAAGGGATTGATTACGAGATCGATACCACGACCGGTATCATCCGTTTCGCAAGTGCGCCGGACAGCGATTTGGTTGTCTCGGCTGGCTTTGAATTTGACGTGCCTGTGCGTTTTGACACCGACCGCATTCTGGTCAGCGTGGCCAGTTTTCAGGCCGGACAAGTGCCCAATGTTCCCGTGATCGAGGTGCGCGTCTGATGGTTGAGTTTAACAAAGAGCTGGACGCACATCTGAAAACAGGCATGACGTCGCTCTGCCATGCTTGGGCGATCCGGAGGCTTGATGGGGTTGTGCTGGCTTTCACCGATCACGACCGGCCGCTGGCTTTTGAAGGGGCGACTTTCAGCGCTGACAGTGGCCTAACCGCGCGGGCATTGTCGCAAAGCACGGGGCTGTCCGTTGATAATACAGAAGCCATGGGCGCGCTTAGCCATTGGGCGATCCGTGAAGACGAGATTGAACAGGGCCGCTACGACGGGGCCGAGGTGACCTGCTGGCGGGTGAACTGGGCCGATGTCACACAGCGCACGGTGTTGTTTCGCGGCAGTATCGGGGAAATGCAACGTGCCGGCGGTGCGTTTCAAGCGGAGCTGCGCGGTCTTACCGAGGCGTTGAACCGTCCCTTGGGCCGGATTTATCAAAAGCCGTGCAGCGCTGTTCTGGGGGATGCGCACTGCGCGTTTGATCTGGATGCGCCGGGGTATGCCGCGTCAGCTGATGTCGAATTTTGCGAAGAAGGCCGGATATTTCGATGGGACAGCTTGCCCGGTTATGACGACGGTTGGTTCGCGCGGGGCCGGCTGGAGGTTCTGGACGGGCCTGCCGCGGGTTTGTGGGGGATGATCAAGCACGACCGCAAGCTGGAGGATCACCGCGAAGTTGAGCTGTGGGAGCCGATCCGTGGTGAGATGGCCAGCGGCGCGCAGGTGCGGTTGATCGCTGGCTGCGACAAACGGATGGAGACATGCCGTTTGAAGTTCAACAACCTACTCAATTTCCAAGGTTTCCCAGACATCCCGAACGAGGATTGGGTGATGGCCGTGCCTAAGCCCTCGGGTGCGAATACGGGTGGATCCTTGCGATGACAGAGTTTCAGGATCAAATCGTGGCCGCCGCAAGGGACTGGATTGGCACACCTTATGTGCATCAAAACGCTGTCAAAAACGCGGGCTGCGATTGCCTGGGTTTGTTGCGTGGCGTGTGGCGCGAGGTGTTGGGGCCGGAGCCGGAAGCGGTGCCTGCCTACTCGATGGATTGGTCAGAACCGCAGGGCGATGAACGACTGTGGCGGGCGGCACTTAGGCATCTTGAGGCGAAAAAGTTAGGGGACGAAGCGGCTGGTGACGTGCTGTTGTTTCGGATGCGCAGCGGGGCGGTTGCCAAACACATTGGGCTGGCCGCGCGGGTGGGGCCGGATGCCACGTTTATTCACGCCTATAGCGGTCACGGCGTGACCGAAAGCCCGCTGAGCGCGCCGTGGCAGCGCAGGATTGTGGCACGATTTGCATTTCCGACGGAGGCGAGCTGATGGCGACGATATTACTTTCTGCAGCAGGTGCGGCGATTGGCGGCTCGGTCGGGGGCACCCTTGCGGGGTTATCCTCGGTCGCGGTGGGCCGGGCGGTGGGCGCGACATTGGGGCGCGTTATCGATCAACGTTTGCTGGGCGAGGGCGCGCAAGCGGTCGAGACGGGCAAGGTTGACCGGTTTCGTTTGACCCGCGCCGGAGAGGGGGCCGCCGTCACCGAGCTGTACGGTCGCATGCGGATCGGCGGGCAGATCATCTGGGCGTCGGATTTCGCTGAAACCACGGCGGTCAGTGGCGGCGGAAAAGGTGCGCCGTCGACGCCGAAAGCTACCGATTACAGCTACACCGTGAGCCTTGCAGTGGCCCTGTGCGAAGGAGAGATTACCGGAATCCACCGCATCTGGGCGGATGGGGAGGAAGTTTCGCCAAGCGATTTGAACATCAGCATTTATCGCGGCACGTCTGACCAATTGCCTGACCCGACGATCGCTGCCGTGGAAGGCGCTGATCGCGTACCTGCGTATCGTGGCACGGCCTATGTGGTGTTGGAAAACCTCCCGCTGGGTCAGTTTGGCAATCGCGTGCCGCAGTTTTCGTTCGAGGTCACCCGCACCGAAGAATCCGTATCACCCGAAGGTGCGCAAAGCGTCACACATAATGTGAGTGGCGTCGCCTTGATCCCGGGCACAGGTGAATATGCGCTGGCGACAACACCGGTGCATTACACGGACGGGTCCGGCGCAAGGTGGAGCGCCAACGTCTCGACCCCATCGGGCAAGACCGATTTCCTGACCTCCCTAGAGAATTTGAACACCGATTTGCCCAAGCTTGAGGCCGCGTCATTGGTGGTCTCGTGGTTTGGCGACGATTTGCGGTGCGGCGAATGTGTTGTCCGGCCCAAGGTGGAAAGCGCGACGATCGAGGGCGAAAATATGCCTTGGGCTGTGTCGTCGCTGACGCGGTCGGCAGCGCAGGTCATCGTGCAGGAAGAAGGCAGGCCGGTATATGGTGGCACGCCTTCTGATCTGTCGGTGATCGAGGCCATTCAAGCGATGAACGCAGTTGGCAAGGCGGTGTTGTTCTATCCGTTCATTCTCATGGATCAACTGGCTGATAATACGTTGCCGGACCCCTATAGCGACGCACAAAGCCAGCCTGTTCTACCTTGGCGTGGCCGGATCACCTTGTCCAAAGCGCCGGGTCAAGAGGGCAGCCCGGATGGCACAGCAACCGCAGATGCGCAGGTTGCTGCGTTCTTTGGCACGGTGACAGCCGCAGATTTTCAGGTGTCCGAGGGGCAGGTAAGCTATTCCGGGCCGGATGAATGGTCGCTTTCGCGTTTCATCCTGCATTATGCAGCCCTTTGCGCGGCGGCGGGCGGCGTTGAAGGGTTCTGCATCGGAACCGAGATGCGCGGGTTGACCCAGATCAGAGGGGCTGGGGGCGTGTTTACCGCCGTTGAACGTTTCCGCGACCTTGCCGCAGACGCACGTGCCTTGCTGGGGCCAAGCACCAAAATCAGCTATGCCGCTGATTGGTCCGAATATTTTGGCTATCAACCACAAGATGGCAGCGGGGATCGGTATTTTCATCTTGATCCGCTTTGGGCTGATCCGAACATTGATTTTATAGGCATCGACAACTACATGCCGTCGTCGGATTGGCGTGAAGGTCATGATCATCTGGACGGGCAACAGTGGGATGCGATCTATAACCTCGACTACCTTAAATCCAATGTTGAAGGGGGCGAGGGGTTTGAATGGTATTATCACTCGGACGAGGCCCGCGCCGCGCAGATACGCACGCCGATCACAGACGGACAGGAAAACGAGCCGTGGATCTACCGCTATAAGGACATTCGGAATTGGTGGTCGAACCCCCATCATGAACGCATTGGCGGCACACGGGTCGAGAACCCAACGGCTTGGGTGCCTGCATCAAAACCGATCTGGTTTACAGAATACGGATGCGCCGCGATTGATCGTGCGACCAATCAGCCGAACAAATTTCTGGACCTGAAAAGCTCGGAAAGTCGTTTGCCGCACCATTCAACGGGCGCGCGGGACGAACTGATTCAAATGCAGTATTTGCGTGCCTTTACCGAGCATTGGTCGGACCCTGCGCATAACCCAATCTCGGCTGAGTATGCGGGGCCGATGATTGATATGTCGCGCGCGTTCGTCTGGGCGTGGGACACGCGGCCCTATCCGTTTTTCCCGAATAATCGCGGGCTATGGAGCGACGGCCAGAACTATGCGCGGGGGCACTGGTTGAACGGGCGCACGTCGTCGCAGCCCTTGTCGGCGCTTGTTGCGCAAATATGTCGCCGTGCCGGGCTGACGGCTTTTGACACCTCGGCGCTGTATGGCGTTGTGCGCGGCTATGCCGTCGATCAGGTCAGCGATGCGCGGGCCAGCTTGCAACCGTTGATGTTGCGCTATGGGTTTGATGCGGTGGAACGGGGCGGTGTGTTGCAATTTGTGATGCGTGACGGTCTGAACCCTGTCCGCGTGGACACCACAAAACTGGTGGACAGCAGCGACGTGAGGGGCGGGATCGAGCAAACCC